GAGAATTTTACGGCATCCAGGGAACTGACGGCACACTTATCAGACGCCCAGGTCTTCAAAACCCAATCAGCATTGGGCACTCACCTTATGGTGCGGTCGTAGATTCTAACGGCTATGTTTGGTCAGGGACATTGAGCGGCGGCACCATCGCTGGTTTTGACTCCCGAACTGGCAGAGCATCAGGTGTAATCCGACCCCAAGGAGTTCCAGCCCGTTCTTATGGCTTCACGATGGACGGAGAGAACAGGCTCTGGGTTGGCGCTCAAAATAGTGGCGTCAATCGCTATGACCCCTATCGTGATGCTAATGGTAATCCTATCCAAGATCCACTGGCTGGCGGTGGTGCTTGGCGTCATTCATCTTGCGGTGTTAATCGCTGCTATATGCGAGGAGCAGGCGCTGACGCTGAAGGGCGTATCTGGTTTGCCGACAACACAACAGGAATGATTGGCTACAGAGTTAACACGATGCAACTCATCGGTCAGTTCAGCATCGGCGGCGGCACAACAGGTGCTGGCGTAGATTTCAATGGCTTCATCTGGGGCGTTGCCTCGGGCGGATACACGGGTCGGATCGATCCCAATAATCCAAACGATGTGCGGCGTGTGACAGTCGGCTCAGGACCTTACACCTATTCAGACTTCACAGGTTTTGGATTAAGAAACTTCACGGCTCCTCGTGGCGGATATAAAATGATTGTTGAGGGATGTGAGAAGCTTGACACCGACTGGATGACTCTAGACGCTTCTACAACTTTACCACCAGACACCAGAGTAGAATTCAGAATCAAGGTAGCAGAGACCAGAGATGAATTGGCTGACCCAGCACTCGCTGTCTTTGGTCCCTGGGTAAGTTCGGCTGATGGGCAAAACGAATTGCCAGCAGACTTGAACGCTCTTCCTCCTCACCGTTTTGCAGAAATAGAAATCTTTTTAGTGTCTACCGATCGAGAAGCCACACCAATTCTACGAGGAGTTGATTTGCGCTTTCAGTGTCAGATAGAAGAATAAAATATATAGATCTTTGGGGTGATCAATGGAATATAAAGTAAAGCCAGGTGATTTAGTGCAGAGCAATATTTTCAATAAAGAAGGCTCAGGCTCCTATGGTCTTGTGATGGGCCCATACGGTATACCAGGATACTGGAGTATAAAGTGGTGTGATAGCGACTGGGAACTAAGTGAACAGATAGTGGGAATCTACGAAGTCCACGAAAAAGATATAGTAGTGGTGTCTAGCTCTTGAGAGACGGTGATCTTATTAGGTACAGGGTATGTACCTGGCATGTCGAACCTAAAAAGTATACTGACTGGAAAATGGGTCTGCTCTTAAAATATGATAAGCTGATGAAGATCGCAGAAATAATAAACCCTAATGGGGACCTAGTGCGAGTTCGAGCCGCTGATGTACAGCTTGTTCAGCGAGCAAAAACAAAAAAGAAATTTACTTGACATACACTCTATCCGTGCTATTATAAGATGTAAGGAGAGAAGTTGTGTTATCAAATGGTATGGGTATGCTTAAGAAGAAAGTTAAACTTGTAGGTAAGTCACGTCATGGTAAAAACCGTGTTCGTGAACAGGGCGCTCTGTGGCGTGTTGTTGGTGAGTCTTTAAAGGTTCACTTCAACTCCAAAGCCCCAGGACCATTCCTACTGCTTGAGTCGGAAGAGAATGAGGGACCACATGGCTTCCATGTTCGTTGGGTCAGCTTTCGGGATGACCCCGATTTTGAACTGGAGGTTCTAGGGTGAAAGATACCGAATGGCGCAAAGGACTCAAGGTCGGCGACCTCGTGATGATGAAGACTGGCGGGATGGCTATCCTTACCGAGGTGTTCTTTCGGTTCCCCGAAACAGGTCCAGCCTACCCCCACATCAAAATGATCTATTGTGATGATAATACACCAGGCAGTTGTAGCTCCTGGCGAGTAGAAGAGGTGATCAATGCGAGTCGGTGATTTAGTAAAATACAGACGCAACGGAAATTTATACCTCGTATCAGCAGTACGAGAAATCAAAGGAGAGGTGAGGTATTTCCATCTGGATACCTTCTCTCCGCAAAGAGTCTTCTATCCAGATGATGTGGTGGTGATCAATGAAGCCAGGTGACTTGGTAAGAATCACAGACTGGGACACAGAAACCAACCGAGGCTGGAACCCTATGGGTCTTGTTATGTCTCATCCTGAAGTGAAGAACCACGGCACAACCTGTGTGCTGGTTGACTGGCTTGAGTCACCCGATACTGAATATTATTCTGTTCATCATTTGGAGATTATCAGTGGATCGTAAATTTGATTACCGTTACAAACTTGGTGATCTTGTAGAATTCCAAAAAGATCGTATAACAGAAGAATATGTAGATTTCCTAAAAGTTATAGGAATAATTATTGAGCAGAGTTATCGACTAACCAAAGACAACGTTTATAAAATTCAAGTTGGAAATGAACAATATTGGATTTCCGAGCCACGTATTACTTTATTATCTTCTGCAAATAAATAATATATTTTCTTGACAAACACTCTATCCATGGTATTATAAATTGTAAGGAGAGAGTGATGAGTGATTTCAATATGTTTCATGGCGAGCGTGTCAAATATAAAGGTCAACACCCGCTTTTGCAAGACCAAAAAGGTAAAGTTGTTGGTGGCGATATGCACGAGTTCGTTATCAAGTGGGATAACTTAGAAGTTCCAAGAGCACACAGCCCGCATAATATTGTGTGGCTAGTAGATAGTGGGGAATGATGATATCATCAGCAGGTCACGGTGTCGGTGCTCTAGTCAACTTTGACTGGAAAATGCGCAAAGAGTTGGGTATGATTATGCGTCAAAGCAAAGGATACTTTTGGGTTGTTAAGCGTCTCCACACTGGCGAGAATCTACTCATTCTCGAACAAGATTTAGAGGTGGTCAGTGAAGCAAGGTGATTTGGTTCGGCACCTTATGGATAACCAATTGGGAATTATTGTTCTCGCTTGGGGTGTCATGGATGTTGTAGAGGTGCTCTGGGACGACGGGGAAACCAGAGGTCAGAACACCTGCGAGTTGGAGTTGATCAATGAAGCCAGGTGATTTAGTAAAACGACAACAAGGATGGATGGGCTGGGAGAAACAGCAACTTGGAGTTGTAGTCTGGGTAGACCGAGCAGTTGTCAAGGTCTTGTGGTCTGACGACTATGGTAGCTTTGCTCATCCTATTACTTCACTGGAAGTGATATAATGAAGGTCGGAACACTAGTTCAGTTCACAGCTTACAATGTAAAGCTGGGCATTGGCATTGTCCTTCGCCACGATGATGAGAAGTTAGATTATATGTGGGTCTCAAATGAAAAGTTAGGTCCCCAGTTCGTACCCAAGAATTGTACGATGTTGGAGGTGTTGAGTGAAGCCAGGTGATTTAGTTCGTGTTAGGAAGTCAGCGATCACTCCTTATTCCACGTTGTGGTTTATTGATCTGGCAGAACGTAAAGCGCCACTGCTTGTAATGGAAAAACTTAACAAAAGCCATTGGAAAGTGATGAAGCCCAATGGAACCACTTTTTTTGCTGAAGAACGAAATCTAACGACGAGGATGTGGTGATGAAACATAGATTATATAATGTTGGAGAATTGGTAGCAGTTGCTTCCAACCGAGTGCTCGGCATCATCACTCGCTCAAACTACTGGGCCCTTGACGAATATCTTGGAGACGAGCTTGAGTTTGTCGATGTAATGTTCGGCTCCTCGGTCTCCAGACAATATCCAGTTCGATATTTGGTGGAGTTGTAATGAAAAAAGAAACCTACAATACTCGACTAAAATCGAACCCTGAGAACATTCCTATCGGTAGCTTGCTTCGGGTCAAAAAACATTGTCGGAATAATGTTACTATTCGCCAGAACGGCGAGTATGGTCTTTTGGCACCAAGCATCAATGGAAAATATATTACACATGATGTTATATTCCCAAATGGTACCCGATGTATTTTTATGCCTTTGAACTGGGACGTGATTAGTTATGCGTGATAAGATGTGGGAAGTTCAACAGCCTGGGACTCTTCTGCGGGCCCGTTTTGGTTCTAACGATGGGAAGCTAGCTCTGGTTCTTGAAAAGTCATATGCTGGTCCAATGCCGACTAACGGCTACCCCCCTCACCGCTATGTGAGGATGCAGTGGTGTGCGACTGGTGAGCGATTTGAGGAGCTTTTAGTCAATGCCCATAATTGTTGGGACGTTGTATCTAATTGATTTGACATTGTAGAATAGTGTGGTATACTAATTGTGTGAGGAGGTTTTATGGCTATCATGCCAAAGTTCAAGCCAGGTCAGCTTGTTCAGTTTGTCAACGGTGATTGTATTATGCTTGGCTTAGTCAAGTCAACCTCCGTAGCGCCACGCCGTGGTGCACCAGCACTTGTGTTAGTCCACTGGTGTGGCGAGCAAGAACAAGTCGAAGAATACGTTCCACAATCAAAACTTAGATTGGTAGAAAGCTAATGACTATCACACCCAAGCTCAAGCCAGGGCAACTCATAAAGTTCGACCACCCTGCCAACTCCACCCTGGGGCTGGTCAAGTCTGTGTCGATCGACCGCACCTGGCGTACTGTCCAGGTTCTTGTCCAGTGGTGTAATGACAGTAACACTGAAGAATATGTTTGGCAAGAAGACTTGAAACTAGTGGAGACGTTATGAATATTTTTGCTATTGAAGGCAATGAAGAAACAGGTGAGATTGACTGGGAGAAGTCAGCACAGTCTCAAGACAACTTGCGTGTGGTCAAGATGATCCTAGAGTCTTGTCAGATCATGTCAACAGTCATCAACGAGCAGGGTCTCAAGGCTCCTTACCGTTCGTTTAACCCCAAGCACCCATCGTGCCTGTGGGCTGCTGAGTCGGCAAGCAATTATATGAACCTCGCTCTACACTGCCAGGCAATGATTGATGAGTATGAACATCGCTTCAGTAAAACTCACAAATGCCAATCAGTTCTTCAGACTCTCATTGAGATGTTTGACCCAGGACTGTTTCCAACATTAGAGTGTACACCGCTCCGTCTAGCTATGCCTGACGAGTTTCGGTCAGACAACCCAGTAGTATCTTATCGCAAGTTCTACGCTTCTAAGCCTCGCTTGCGTTATCCAGTTGACAAGATCCCAGAGTGGGTATATGATTATCGCACTGAACCTTTCGAGGTAGTCTAAACTTTTACTCTTGCACTATTTATTCCTATAGGAGGCATAATAAGATGCAAGAGAAATTAGATAAAGTGTTGGGCAAATGGGCCTCACGTAAATTGATTGTTTGGGGCACAGCAACTGCCTTTTTAGGATTTGGCATGTTAGCCAGTGATGATTGGGTTGCTGTCTCATTAGCCTATATTGGATTACAAGGTGCAGCCGACATAGCGTCCAAGTGGAAGCATGGTAAATAAGGCAAAGTACTGGTTTCTAAAAACAGGATGGAAAATAGTGTTAGCGGCTTGTACAGCCGCCGCTATTTGTTTATACCTTTATAAGCTAGTTAAGCCAGAAAATAAAGCTACCCAAGTAGCTGACCAAATCATAGAAAAAGCACAAGTACAAGTTGAAATTGCAACGATCAAAGGTGAATTAGAAAAAGATAAGATTGGCGCAGTCAAAAAAATATTCCAAACAAAGCTTAACAAAAATAAAGAAATAGAGGATACTAAGGAACGACTAAACGATTTGATTCGTTTGAAAGAAAGTTTAGACCTATGATCACAGGATTATTATTAGTATCTCTTCTAATGGCACCAGTATCATCTTTCAGTGATGTGCCTGTTGTTACAGAGGTTGATGGTAAGCAGCATGTTGGTATTTTAGTAAGCGAAGACAACTACAGAAAGTTTTTGCAACTCAAGATTGATACCGATGCTAAAATCGCTGAGTGTAATGTAGATAAGAGGGTTTGTACCAAGATACAAGAAACCTATAAAACGTCAATCAAAGAACTAAAGCAAGTTATTAATAAGAGGGACACTTGGTTTATGAGAAACCGAGGGGCGCTAGGAATGGCAACGGGGCTTCTTATGGGGGCTGGATTATCGGTAGGGATAGTCCACGCAGTATATCAAAAATGAAAAAAGACTATGATCATATAGCCGCCGTCGAGAAGGCGATATCTGAAAAGTATGGTAAAGATGCTGCTCAAGATATTCGTGGCGATTGGACCGAGCAAAAGGAAAAAGAGTACCTACAGCAGATTAAGCATATGGCTAACAAGCCACATACGCAAAAAAAGACGACTACTCAAATAGCGGAGAATACATTCATATCCACAAAAGCTACACAACGCAAACAAGATAACACATGTCCAGTGTGCAAAACATATTCGTTTTCCATGAAAGACGACCTATATATGAATAGATTTTCTTGTTGCCATGATTGCTATATTGATTTTGTGGTTGATCGAGAAGAACGATGGAAAGATGGCTGGCGTCCTGATGAGGACAGAATAGAACAAGCTATGTATAGGAGAAAATAAATGGCTGCTGAAAATTTAGAAATACTAAGAGGTTTGGCACAAGCTGCCGCTGATTCATATGATGGAGCCCTAGACGAGGATGGAAATCCAATTGAGATAGGTCTCAACAGAGAAGACAAAAACCAATACAAGAGATACACCGCTGATGGGTTTGGAGTTAAATTTGCTCACAACAAGGTTATCATTTCTTATCATAGTGAAATGATGCTCAAAGAGGTGCATCCTAAAGCGCAATTTCAAAATGAAATAGAGCAGCGCCTTGGCGACATCGTTAAGCGTCTGAAGAAGCGTTATCGTGAAATTACTAAAAATACGGTAGCTCTAACAGCGGAAGGCGAAACAGATATAAACGTTCAGAACTTATCTCGTCAGCGAACCTTTGTCGTGGCTAAGAAAGTTTATAAGATTGGATCGATGAAAGATACCGATGCTGTCAACGCAGAATCTAGCGAGTACTCCTCCGAGAGAGTTGAAGACAATATTAAGAAGTTTATGGATCAATTCAAGAGCCCCAAGAAGGCTGAAAACGATAAGGCACCCGCTAACCCAGATACGCCGAGTGCATAATGTCTCTCACCAAAAGTGAGGTAATGAAAGAGGTCATACGGTGTGGTAAAGACCCCGCATACTTCCTTTGTAACTATGCTAAGATAACAGAGCCCATGAGGGGCCTGATCCCGTTTGATTTGTATCCTTACCAAAAGGATGTTATAAACGAGTTTAGAGAGAATCGCTTCAATATCATATTGAAAGCAAGGCAGTTAGGTTTATCCACTTCGGTAGCAGGTTATGTTTGTTGGCTGATATTATTTCACAGAAGCAAGAATGTTTTGGTTGTAGCAACCAAGCTACAGAGTGCAACTAACTTAGTAAAGAAAATAAAACAGATACATAGGAATTTGCCAGAATGGCTAAAGATTGCAGATATATCAATTAATAATAGAACGTCTTTTGAATTGTCTAATGCATCACAGGTCAAGGCATCATCTACCTCAGGCGACGCAGGTCGTTCTGAAGCACTATCCCTACTAGTGGTCGATGAGGCTGCTCACGTTGAAGGGCTTGAGGAACTGTGGGCTGGCTTATACCCTACTCTTTCAACTGGTGGCGCAGCCATTACTTTATCTACACCTAATGGCGTTGGTAACTGGTTCCACAAAACATACATGGAATCTGTTGAAGGTAAGAATGATTTCAATTTCATAAATTTGCCTTGGTCAATTCATCCTGATAGAGACATGAAATGGTTTGAGAAAGAAACCAGGAATATGTCTCGGAGAGAGATTGCACAAGAGCTTGAGTGTAGTTTTAACGCTTCAGGGGAAACTGTTGTCTCTGGGGATTCGCTAGAGCGAATGTTTAGCGGATGCAATGACCCTATACATAGAGCAGGCTTTGACAGGAATTATTGGATATGGGAAGAACCCCTTGACGGCGAAGAATACTTGTGTGTCGGCGACGTTGCCCGTGGCGATGGCAAAGACTATAGCACAGTGCAAGTTATAAAAACTAGTGATATGCAGCAGGTAGCAGAGTATCAAGGTAAGCTTACTGGGGATATGTTTGCGCCCTTGATAACCGAAATTGCAAATGATTACAACAAGGCTCTTCTAGTCATTGAAAACAATAAGGATTACGGCGTACTCTCAAGGATCGAAGATCTGGAATACGATAACATTTACTATTCACTAAAATCAACCCACGACTATGTGGATCAACTTACTGCGCAAGCGAATAGTGGTATAGCAGGATTTACGATGTCGATGAAGACCCGACCCTTGGTAGTATCGAAGCTAGAAGAATTTGTAAGAAATAATATGCTTACCGTCAACTCTGTTAGGACCGCCTCGGAACTAAAAACATTTATTTGGCATAACGGCAAAGCGCAGGCAATGCGTGGCTATAACGATGACTTGGTAATGGCACTAGCGATCGGCTGCTGGGTCAGAGACGTTGCTATGGCTGTAAACAAAAGAGACATAGAATATAATAGAGCGATGTTATCGGGGATCAGCACAGGCAATAGGCAACTGAACACAGCAATCCCAGGGATGACTAGTTATAGGCAAAGATTAAATTCTACACAAACTACCGATAATGGTATAAAATATGACATCTCGTGGATATATAAAGGATAGACATGGCTGAAAATAACCCAAGAAATAGGCAATCGCCGCTCTTTAAACGTTTGACTCGACTTTTTAGTGGTCCAATCGTGACGTACAGAACTGGACAAGTTAAGAAAAACCGTGCGCCGAATTATGAAAAATACACTTTTACCACATCAACAGGTAGAGAGTTTAAGAAAAAGGAATATTACAATCCTTTTGACGGCATCTATAGTAAAGTACTCAATTCTCAACAGCGAGACTTTAGGTATAACGATTTTGAGCAGATGGAATATACTCCAGAGATTGCATCAACTTTAGATGTATATGCTGATGAAATAAGTACCTCGTCGGATATTTCTCCAATCGTTCAAGTAGATTGCATGAACGAAGAAATAAAGATGATTATTAACACGTTATTGTATAATGTCCTCAACATAGAATTCAATATGTTTGGCTGGGCTCGTAATCTATGCAAGTACGGTGATTATTACCTTTACCTAGATATCGATGATCAGATAGGTATTACAAATGTCATACCGCTACCAGTTAAAGAACTGGAGCGCATTGAGGGAACAGATCCAACTAATCCCAATTATGTTCAGTACTTCTGGCCTGGCGGTCAAGAAGGTGTAACCTTTGAGAATTGGCAGGTCGCCCATTTCCGTGTTCTAGGTAACGATAAATACGTACCCTACGGCACCTCTGTCCTAGAACCAGCCCGCCGAATATGGAGACAGCTTAGCTTACTTGAAGATGCGATGATTGCCTATCGTGTTGTGCGCTCACCCGAGCGTCGAGTTTTCTATATTGACATTGGCAATATGCCGCCCAACGAAGTAGAACAATATATAGAGTCTGTCAAGACACAAATGAAGCGAGCACAGATTGTTGATGAGGATACAGGTCGAGTAGATTTACGCTATAACGCCATGAGCATTGATGAAGATTATTATATTCCAAGTCGTGGGGGTCAGTCGTCAAGGATTGAGACACTACCAGGCGGGCAATTTACTAGTGCTATTGAAGATGTTCAATATCTTAGAGACAAGCTGTTTTCCGCACTGAAGATCCCAAAAGCTTATTTAGCCCAGTCGGATAGCATGGAAGACAAGACTACGCTAGCTCAGAAGGATATCCGATTTGCTAGAACCATCCAAAGGCTTCAACGAGTAATCGTCTCTGAGCTAGAGAAGATGATTGTGGTTCACCTCTACACACTTGGGTATCGAGGCGAGGATCTAACATCCTTTAAGTTGTTCCTCAATAACCCATCTAGAATCGCTGAGTTGCAAGAACTAGAGCATATGAGAACTAAGTTTGATATTGCAGGCAATGCTACAGAAAGTTATTTTTCTAGACGCTGGGTGTATAAGAATATCTTCAAGCTAGATGATTATGAAATTGGCAGAGTCCAAGAAGAGCAATTTCAAGATGCCAAACAAAAAGCTATCGTTGAGAAAGCAGCAGAGCTTGCTGTAGGAGAATACGAAGCAGCCGTAGGTGGCACGGCAGGAGAAGTTGGTGATCTCGGTGGAGGCGACGACCTAGGCGGCGGAGACCTCGGAGGTGACCTTGGCGGTGATGACGCTGATACGGGTGACGATGCAGCAGAAGAAGAGCCAGAAACTGGTGATCTTCTTTCAGAACCAGGCATGAGAGACGATGGCTACTTAACCCCAGGAGCTAAAGGCAAAGTTTATCACCCTGTTAAAAATGCTGGCAAAGATAGAAGATCAAATAGCGGACCTCGTACCAGATCAATCAAAGCAAAGGCCCGTGGTAAAGAAACAAATACCAAAAGAACTAACTTTCCAGGGGCACAAGGCTTAAGTACTTTGGGCATCGGGGTAACTGAGAGAACCGAGAGACTAAATAAAGATGAGGCGTTATTAACTGAAAGTAAAAAGACGACCTTTGAGATAGATCGTTTAATAAAACAGTTGGAGATCAAAGATGGCGACGAAAATCAATAAGAAAAGAAATACAGGGTTTGTATTTGAGGCTTTGATCCGTGAAGCCACAAAAGCTATATTAGCTAAGGATGAGCCCAAAAGAAACAAGGTTGTGAATACAATAAAGGAATCTTTTGCTCCTGGAACAGAATTAAGAAAAGAATTAGATTGCTACAAAGCGTTAGCTAGCAGCGAGTCATTTGACAAGCCAACTGCTGAGAAGCTGGTGTTTGAGGTAAAGCGAGATCGAACAAATATCGACAATGCTAAACTAATAAAAGAAAAGAACGCTTTAGTGTCTAGAATAAACAAGAACATATCTAAGGACGTTTTTAATAACTTTGTACCCAACTATAAGGATTTATCTACGATAGCAAGAGTGTTTAGCGTCAAGACGCCAACTAAAGAGCGTGTTCTTATGGAGTCAACGTTGGTGAGTAACCTTACTAAGGATCTTATGGTGGAGTCAAATGAAGGACTCAAGCACATCGATTCATTAGTCGTCAAAACATTCGTAAAGAATTTCAATCAGCAGTACGATGATTTATTAAATGAACAGAGGAATTTGCTACAACTTTATGTAACCTCTGTCAACGACGGTCAGACAACCTTTAAATATTTTATCAATGAAGAACTACATCGCATAAAGCAAATCGTTGAGAACTCTCTTACTACGGAAGAGGTGGCTCAGGATAGCGATATGATGTCTGGCACAAAGCGAGTCCTTACGCTCATAGAAGAGATGAGAGAACTAGAGATAAATGATAAATATCTCATGAAGCTGATGAAGCTACAGAAGCTGGCGAGTGAATGCGAAAATGACGATTAAAGTTAAAGTAACGCCATCCTCAGTAGATCAGGGGACTGTAAAAGAAGAGCCAGAAGTAAAGGTCTCTTATAATCCTACAGCACCCGCAGAGCCCGATGCTGTGATATCCTTGAAGATGTCAAAAAATGTTGACGGTAGTTTTGTTATAAAAGATCATGATTACTTTGATATATTCTTAGTACCTGAAAAAAACAGGATTGTTACCATTCCTAAGATGGGTATGGGCGAAGGTGTATATCAGCACCAGAAAAGTTTCCTTGACGCCCTCATGCGCCGTGGAGCCTTAATAGCAAACTCTATTGAAGGCGGAATGGTATATGGAACTCTCCAGTCTAGAATAAGCGAAAGCGAAAAGGTCAGCCCTGTGCAAGTAGTTTTATTTGAAACAGAAAGATACATGAAAGAATATCGTGTGGAAAACCAGTTGGCGAAAGAATATGAAGAGGCTGTTGAAGACAGGTTTGTAAACCCAACTGATGAAGATAGCACTGACGCAGGTGAGATCGACCCTGAAGAAGAGCGGCGCAAACATGATGTTCAAACACCTTACTATTCATACGCTGGCTACGGCTACATCTATTAGGGGGAGCGTTGCAGCTTTTATATTTTATTTTGGTCGCCTACGGGCTTACACAGATATTAGTTTATTCGACAATCTTAACGACTCTTCGACCCAAACATCATTTTTTTCACTGTCCAATGTGTATTGGCTTCTGGGTAGGAGCCCTCTTAGTTAGTATAAACGGATTCACAGAACTATTTACATTTGATGTAACAGCAGTAAATGCATTTCTTTTGGGGTGCTTATCTTCTGGAACCTCGTATGCGTTGTGTATGCTGATATCAGATGGAGGATTTCAATATGAACACCGAACGAAAAGGGACGTGGACGCAAAAATGGATGTTAAGACCAGTAACCAATTGTTGCAGGGGTAGTTGTACCGTGCGGGTAACGCCCGCACTTTAAGGAGAAAACGATGACAAAGAAATACGTCTTACAAGAGTTTATGAACCTGGATTACAGTGGTGATCTACTCACTGAAGAAGAACGTGAGGGCAATAAAAACGGCACTCACCTTATCTTGGCAGGTAAAATTCAATCTGCTAACAAGCCAAACGGAAACATGAGGGTTTATTCCGAGGCTCTCCTGAAAAGAGAGATGAAAAACTATGAAAAACTGGTCCGTGAGCGTCGAGCAACAGGCGAGTTAGACCACCCAGACCACTCAATAGTGGAACTTAAGAATGTTAGCCACCTTGTTACTGAAATTTGGTGGGATGGCGACGATGTAATGGGTAAAGTAAAGATTTTAGACACCCCCGCAGGCCAAATTGCCAAGCAATTGGTCACAGGCGGCGTTTGTTTGGGGATTTCAAGCAGAGGTCTTGGCTCAACTCGCCAAGAAGGTAAATATACGATGGTAGAAGACGATTTTCAGCTTCTTTGTTTTGATTTAGTGTCGGAACCAAGCACAAGTGGTGCTTATATGGTAGCAGAGGGTAAAATTAACTCAAATATAACCAAAGCAGACAGAATTAATAGAGCATTGAACGATATTTTGGGGGATGAATGAAAAAGTCGCAATTAAAAGAGCTTATTAAGGAATGTGTAAGAGAAGTGGTCTTTGAAGAGGGCGCTCTCACTAAAATTGTGGCTGAAGTAGCCCAAGGCATGACACATGCTGCTCCTATTGTTGAACATGTGAGCCCTAGGCAGAAAGATCCAAAAATTAGAGAGCGTATCATGCGAGAGATAGGTCCAAAGCCTGAGCGTCAGCCCACAGAGGTCGAGCGCAAGCTTAAAGAGATGCCATTCTTTGCAGACACACAACCATTAAGTGAAAACCAAAACCCAGAGGGCGAAGCAGGCCTGGATATCAATAATATACCAGGCATGTCCCAGTGGGGCAATGTATTATCTAAATTAGAGAAAGGTAGATAAATGAGACAACGACGCAGAAGCCCACGTAAAATAAGTGGAAGAATAGAAGTATCTATAACAGATCATGGTGTTAAGAGTATTGATTCAATGGTTCGGAAGTTCAATAAGAAAGTCCGTAAAGAAGGGATCATCGATGAGGTTCGAGACCGTAAGCAATTCACGCCTAACAGTGTTAAGACTGCCGAACGTAAACGAGCCAAAAGAAGGATCGTAGAAAAAATAAATCGCAAAAGAGACGAGCTTTTTAACCCCAAGGGGAATACTTATGAAGTACGACGCAGGAGGAAGAACTAATGGCTGACCAAAGAAGACCAGGCATAGGTAATGTAGGATCATATCAGGTATCAGGGTTACCACACTTGACCAGATCGTTAATGAATCAGGGCGACGTGCTGACAGTAAACTTCCCCTCGGTGACTAGAAACATTCAAGTATTCGTGACAGGTGCCAATCCAGTCCGAGTAGCCTTCGATACCCATGGGACCGAAACTTTAGCTTTTGGAACTTTTCTTGAGATCTATGGCGCTGGCGCATTGCAGGGTGGACCTAGTGGTTCTATCAGTCTAGATGTAAAGTGCAAAGCAATACACTTTCTTGCGGCTGGCGGTCAGACAGGATTCCAGATGGCATCATCACTTACAGGTATTGAACCAGCGATGATGTTTAATCTCACGGGATCAGGTATCAACACTCCATAAAACATATAAAAATAGCGTTTACTGATTTAGCAACTATTTATTATTGATGTGCTTTCGTCATGTCAAATCGTTTAATGGAGTAAATATATGTCAAACATGCTAGAACAAGCTATTGTTGATGCGGAGCAGCTAAGAGAAGCTGCCCTTAAAAGCGCACAGCAAGAAATAGTAGAGAAGTACTCTGATGAAGTCAGGACTGCTGTACAACAGATTTTAGAAGAACCAGAAGATATGGGCTTTGAAATGGGTGCTACAGATGAAACAGAGGAAGAGTTCGCAGACGTGGAGATGTCACACATGACAGATGACGATGCAATGATAGAAATCCCATTGGATCAATTGATAGCCCAAGCGGAGATGGAAACATCAGACGCAGATGATATGGTTGATAGAGAAGATCTTGATGTTGGTATACCAGAACTAGCGGACGAAGAAGAGGTTTCTGCTGAGCCTGCCCCTGCGAACAGGAAGGACGAGGAAGCAGAAGAACTCGAAGAAGAATTAGAATTAGATGAAGAAGAACTGCTTTCCTCTCTAAGAGATATAGTAAAGCAAGAATCCCTCGAAGTTGCAGCCCCAGAGTTTGCGCTTGAGGAAATTACAAAAGATGAGCAAGAAGCCGATGAAGAGGCAGCCGAAGAAGTTAAGCTGGCTGATAACTCTAGAGACGGTCAAGATGAAGTTAAGGAAGAGCTAGCTAAAAAAGATGCTAAGATTCTAGACCTTAACGAATCGATTAATAAATTAAAGAATATATTAGCAGAGGCTAGAGATGGATTACAAAAACTTAATCTTTCAAACGCACGTCTGCTTTATACTAACAAGGTGCTTAGTGATACCTCCCTGAATGAGCGGCAAAAACAAAAAATTGCTGATATGATCTCTGAGTCGCAAACGGTTGATGAAGCGAAGACGGTCTATTCGACCCTTCTAAAGACGATGGAGTCTGGGCGTAAAAGTCCATCCTCACAATCATTGTCTGAGGCAGTTACAAGACGGTCATCTACAATTATTAGTTCACGTAGAGAAGAAGTTTCGTCACCAAAACAAAATCCAGCGTTAGATCGTTGGGCGGTTTTAGCAGGTCTCAATAGAGACTAATAACTTATTTAGGAGATAATAAAATGAGCGTAATAGAAAAGCTTACAGAAGGCATTCGAGCACGTTCCTTAGCATCAGAAGGCGAAGCTCTTCTCACCAAGTGGGAAAAGACTGGTCTTCTAGAAGGCCTAGCAGACGAACAAGCCCGTAACGGCATGGCACGTTTGTTGGAAAACCAAGCTGCACAACTACTCAAAGAGTCAAGCAGCATGGGTGCCCAAGATGTTGAGGGATTTGCCGCAGTTGCATTCCCAATCGTACGTCGTGTATTCGGCGGGTTACTTGCACAGGACCTAGTTTCAGTGCAACCAATGAGTCTACCAAGTGGTCTCATATTCTTCATGGACTTCGTATATAGCGGAGACCGTGGTGCCGCCATTACTGGCGACAACAAAGCAGCCGCAGGCGCTGCTGACGGCCAATCCATCTATGGTGGTGGTCGTGTCGGTTCAGACCTTCGCTTAGGCATTCAGCTTGCTGATGGCGACGGTGCAACCGAGCCATTGCTCGCAGAGCGTGGTCTTTATAACTTGAACAGTGGCTACTCAGCACCTACAGGAACACTCGCATCAGTCGATTGTGCCCTTATTGCTGTCGGTACCGCATCAAGTGATACCGTTGCAGCTACGGACATCGCATTCATCGATTCCGCATACGGTTCCACCGCAGAGGACTTCAACAAGCTCCTCCGCTATGATCCTGATCTTTCAGGGTCGGTTGTTACAATTTCATCGATTCTCGTCTCTGACTTGACTAACTTTGATACAAACAACCTCACAGCACTTGATCTTCAATTTGATCATGGTGCCCCTGTCCGTCGTTTGACCCAGCTTGACCCACTTAGTGGCTCGACAGGTCTTATCGTCGTCGCCCGTGCTACAGGTGCGGTTGACGTTGCTGCCACTCATATTGAGATTGACAGCATGGATCGTGGTGTTGCTGAGAACCGTGTTCCAGCAGCTAGCTTTGCTATCGTTGACCAAATTGGTCAAGGCAGTGAAGCAGGTTCAGTCCTAGCTGCTAGCAGCGGATTGCCCTTTGAAGCTGAAGCCAACATCCCAGAAATCGATCTTAAGATTGATTCCACGGCTGTCACGGCTCAGACTCGTAAGCTCAAAGCCAAGTGGAGCCCAGAGCTTGCACAGGACTTGAATGCTTATCATAACCTCGACGCTGAAGTCGAGCTTACAAGTGTTCTTTCTGAGCACATTGGTTTGGAAATTGACCAAGAGATCCTTAAGGACCTCATCAACGGCGCAACTGCTGGTACTCGTTACTGGAGCCGTCGCCCAGGTCAATTCTTGAATCGTGAAACAGGCAAAGATATTACGACAAGTCTTGCCCCTGACTTCACAGGTACTGTTTCAGAATGGTATGAAACCCTCCTTGAGAATATCAATGATGTTTCATCTCTCATTCATCGTAAGACCCTCCGTGGCGGCGCAAACTTCGTAGTTTGCTCACCAGAGGTTGCTGCTATTCTTGAGTTCACCAGCGGGTTCCGTGCGGACGTTGCTGGCGATTCTGAAGCTAACAGTGGTAACTGGGGTGCTTCCAAGGCTGGAACCATCAGTCGCAAGATGGACGTTATGGTAGATCCATACTTCCCACGCAACGTGGTTCTCGTTGGTCGCAAGGGCAATAGCTTCCTCGAAAGTGGCTATGTTTATGCTCCTTACGTCCCACTACAAGTCACGCCTACCATCTTTGGTACCGAAGACTTCGTGCCCCGCAAGGGCGTGATGACTCGCTATGCCAAGAAGATGGTTCGTCCAGACATGTATGGTCTAGTTGTCTGCTTGCACCTAACTGACTAATAGTCATTTAGTGCATAGCTAATACGGCATTAGCCGCCCTTCGGGGCGGCTTTTGTTTTATCTGGGCAAAGACAAAAGTAACAAACTATTTACTAACGGTTGCTCTTGTCTTATTTGGAGGATTTGCGAATGCCAACAGACCTTAGCCCAGCTAGCACTACTAGTGCTTTAATATTACCAGCTACTGGAACACATTCAGATGTTGCCAGTTCTTTAGCTTTTGGCATCTATAGTACTGCACCCTTTGTTAGTGGTGCTGTAGATCAAGTTTCCTATGTGTACGGAAAGCTCGGCGGTAATGTTTTAGATATCGAGTTAGAAACAACAAACATATACAAAGCCTATGAAGAGGCGTGCCTAGAATATTCTTACATTGTCAATACACATCAGGCAAAAAATGTCTTATCTGATATGATGGGTGGTGCAACAGGATCATTCAATCAGGATGGTGAATTTTCTGCTTACAGATCTGATACTGAGTTGAAGCCAAACTTAAGATTTACTAAACTAACTTTAGAATATGCTCGCCACGTGGCGTCATCAGTGGCTTCACAAATTGGTTTAGGGCAAAACGAAAGAATATATTCAGCATCCTTTGCTAGTGTCAACGATCAACAAGATTACGACCTACAGGCTCTTATCTATAGTTCGTCACTAGAAGCAGGTTCTCCGTTTTCAGGAGCAATTGGTAACGATAGAATCCTAATAGAGAAAGTATATTATAGGTCACCAGCATCATCATGGCGCTTCTTCGGCGGCGGCACTCATGGTATGGTAGGCAATCTGTCATCCTATGGCATGTATGCAGATGATAGCACTTTCGAGTTGATACCAGTATGGCAACACGAGTTACAGGCTAGTGCCTATGAAAATAATATAAAGATGAGATCATCGCATTATTCTTATGAGCTTATAAATAATAGGTTGAGAATATTTCCTATTCCTTCATCGGACTCACCCACTAACTTTTATGTTAAGTTTAGAGTTTCTAACAACGAAGCATACGATGAGGAGAGCGATCGCAAATATGGATCGGAAGGCATAAATAATCTAAACACATTGCCCTTCCCTAACGTACCTTATATAAACATCAATAGTATTGGTAAGCAATGGATTAGACGTTTTGCATTAGCCCTCTGTAAAGAGACGCTAGGCCAAATACGTTCCAAGCTCGGCTCAATTCCAATACCAGGCAACGATATTCAATTGAATGGTAGTGCATTAATCTCTGAAGGCAAAGAAGAACAAACTGCCTTACGAGATGAACTCAAGACTGTGCTGGATGAATTGACTTACGGTAAGTTAGCCGAAGGTGATACTGCCCTTATGGATAATGTCAACACAACACTTCAGAAGGTTCCCTATGGGATCTATGTGGGTTGATATAGATGGCAAATGAATGGAGTCAACCAGGAGCACCCCCAGCACCACTATTCGTTGGTAAGAAAGAAAGGGACTTCGCTAAGCAGATAACCGATGAGATAGTCGAAAAGATTATCGGACAGAGAATATTATATTTTTCTATTGATATGGAGTCCACTAACTTTCATCCTTTATATGGCGAAGCGATTAGTAAGGTATTCTTACCACCAGTTCATGTTCATGTGCTTGTAGAATATGAGGGGTCAAATACAACCTCTGAGCAATTCGGTGTAGATCGACTAGACACAGCTAAGATACACTTCCATAGGAGACGACTGACTGATGATCAGGACTTATTCGTTCGTGTGGGCGACTATATACAGTATGATAATAAAAACTACGAGATTGTAGAACTAGCAGAGCCACGATACATATACGGACAAGACGCTGGCTTAGATGGACACAAAGTGGAAATTATAGCCTCAGTCAGAAAAGCAAGACGTGGCTTATTCGAGGGTATGCCCTAATGCCTAAAAGAACAAAAACAAATGAGATAACTAAAACCTCAATACCAATCCGACCATCTACTCTTGAGACAATTGATTATGCTATATTCAATTATGTCAAAGACAACCTCAATGTTCATGTGGAGACTAACGAAGGATATAAGAGGGTGCCTGTAATCTTTCAGACTCAAGAGCGACCTGTCATGGTTAAGAAGAGTCCCGAAGTACGAGACGCTGGCTTTGGTGCTCATGATTCATTGATATACCCACTGATCTCCATAGAGAGAACATCAGTCAATAAGGATGTCACAAGGAGAGGGAAATATTATTCTCCCTTACCACAAAATGCTGATGGCTCAATGGGAAGAATAGAGATAGCTAGAACGGTCAACCAACTCAAAACTAGAGATAGGGCTAACGCAGACTCTGTACGACGATCTGCGAGCGGAACTGACCCAAATAAAAAGACATTCCCTAGAAAAAGCACAAGAGTAGTGTATGATGTTTATACCATTCCAGCACCAATCTATCTTGATATAGGATACCAGATCAGTATGAGGTCAGAGTATATCCAACAGATGAACGAAATGTCTTCCCACTTTATGATTGCTGGCGGTGCAAGAAACTATTTTATCCTTGAATACGAGGGGCACCGCTACGAGGCTTTTGTCCAAGCAGATTTTACGCAAGACAATAACGCAGCTTCTTTAGGAACCGAAGAAAGACTTTTCACTAGCAATATTACAGTTCAAGTGTTGGGTTACATTTTAGACCAAGAGAAAATAGAGTCAGCTATCAAAGTTACACAAAGCCCCGCAGAGATTATTATCGGACGAGAGCGAGCGGTATTGTCAGATGAAATACCTTTTCATCTAGATCTAGACAATAAGATCAGAAGATAAAAAATACTACCCTAAGCATTTTGCTATATCGCCATACTATTTACATTGTATTGTAATGCATTTACAATTACAACTTATACGTTGAAACTACGAGGAGAATGATATAAATGTCAGAACGCAAATTCAAGTTTATTTCGCCAGGAGTCTTTACTAGCGAGATAGATAACAGCCAACTCCCTAAGATACCCGATCCAATCGGTCCAGTTATTGTAGGTCGAACCCGCAAAGGTCCCGCCTTTAGACCAACCACGGTCAACTCATTTGAAGAGTTTATTCAAGTCTTCGGCGACCCCGTTGCAGGCGGAAAAGGCGGTGATGTTTGGCGTGATGGCAACGAGCTTGCCCCAACTTATGCTAGCTTTGCAGCACAGGCTTGGTTAAAGAACAGTAACGCTGTAACAGTCGTCCGTCTTTTAGGGCAACAACACCCAGACATCAGCGATGGCGCTGCTAACGCAGGCGCTGCTGGTTATGAATTTGATGGCATTGATGATACCAACTCCTCGCAAGGCGCATACGGTCTCTTTGTATGGCCATCAGGAAGTGCTGCATCAAACGGCTACACTATCTCTGGTACTCTAGCAGCCGTCTTCTATGTTGAAGAAGGCAGAGTTATTCTCAGTGGTACAAATGCTCGTGGCGAGATGACCGCTTCTGGTTGCCAGCTATTCAAGTCAGACGCTAATGGTGAGTTCGTAGCTCAGATCCACGGTGCTGCTAACTTGAATGCACACAATCCATCAGAACGAGTAACGTTCAACTTCGATCCAGCCAGTGATCGATTCATCAGAAAAGTATTCAACACGAACCCAACGTTGGTTAACGATGATGTTTCTACTGCTACATTAGCAGATGGAACCAATCGTGTCAGCTATGTTCTTGGTGAAACATTTGAAAGAAAGGTTCTTAAGGGCAGCCCTTTTAGAGAACTATTTGTTGACGCTACCGCCTTTACAGGCGACGTAATGTTCGGTGCTATTATGCCCATGCAAAACCCAGCTACTCCTGCTGAAGAGCACGGTGACTTCAAGTTCTCTGCTACTAAGGCTACTACGGGCTACTTCATATCTCAGGATATGACAGACTCCTCGGGCTCATATGCAGCAGAGAACCAGCAACGTTTATTCCGTTTGGAAGCTCGTGACGTTGGAGAGCAAGTACAAAAAACTATTAAGCTATCGATTCAAAACGTCAAGGCTTCTACTACAAACGCTGATCCATACGGAACGTTTGATGTTGTGGTCCGTGACATACGTGATACTGACAACAGGCAAAGAGTCTTAGAAAGATTCACAGCTTGTAACCTAAACCCAGCATCCCCAGATTATGTCGCTAATAGAATTGGTGATCAGCATGAAGTTTATGACTCGGCTGAGAAACGCAATCGCCGATATGGTGAGTATGCTAACCGCTCTGATTACGTCAGAGTAGTGATGAACGGCGATGTAGAACGTGGCGCAACTGATCCACGCCTACTACCATTCGGCTTCTTCGGTCCAACTAAGTATCGTGATGTTGACATTGTTAGTGGCTCAACCTCACTTCACTCTTATGGTAAGGGTCAAGGTGGAGCAGCAGGCGGCGGTGGCGTCCATAGTCTAATCGACGGCGGCGGCACTGGCTTCGGCGACCTAATGAACTTTGGCTTGGTAGGCAAAGTACCAGACGCCTCAAAGGCAATGTTGTTAGACATGGGTCTGGCTAATATGACTGCCAGTGTCCGATTCCCAGAACTTCCATTGGTGCTTAGCTCATCTTATGGTTCACCTAACTCTAAAGAAGTAACACACTTTGGCGTGTACACAGGGCAGTCGATTGCAAACAATCGTTACAACCCAGAGCTTGCAGACATTGTTCGCAGCTTGAGTGTTAACTTCAAGGATTATACTGCGGAGGCATCGTTGGATTTGGCACAAGTCAATGCAACATCAGATGATATTCCAGTTCGCCAGGTAGACGTAAGCACAGCAACATCAACTGCTAGACAACACTCATTCGTGTTCTCGCTTGATAACGTCGGACCAGTTCCAGGTAAGTCTAGTGAAGCAAAACATTTGTATGGTCTAAGAAAGGCTGGCTTCTCATACACCGCAGGTGCCGCCCACGGCGCAACAGGTGCTCGTGAAGCTACGTTCACAACAGGTTCATACCAAAAGATTTTGGACCAGGGCTATAACAACTTCACGACCTTGCTACATGGCGGTCATGACGGCTTAAACATTAAAGAGTCAGAACCTTTCAACAATACCAGAATCGGTACTGATGAGACGGCAGCCTATGCTCTCCACTCCGTGGTTAGAGCTTTAGACTTAGTTCGAGACCCAGAGGATGTAGAAGGCAACTTGCTTGCTGTCCCAGGTATCACTTCAACTATAGTCACTGACAAGATGCTAGAAATAGCTGAAGATCGTGGCGACATGTTAGCAGTTGTTGATCTGGGAAGCGTGTTCACACCTTCAACAGAAAACACAAGCAACTACCAGACCCGTGCTGGTAACACCGTGAAGACTGCTGTTGACGCTCTAACAAACCGTGAGATCAACACAAGTTACGGTGCTGCTTACTACCCATGGGTTCGTGCCCGTGACACCCTAACTGGCAAGCTACTATGGCTACCACCTTCGATTCCTGCTTTGGGCGCAATGTCCTTTACAGATCGAGTTGGTGCTCCATGGTTTGCCCCAGCAGGTCTAGCTCGTGGCGGCCTTTCTGATGGCGCAGGTGGTCTACCAATCATCGACGTTACCAAGAAGCTTACCTCGAAAGATCGTGATGATCTATACGCAGCAGGCATTAACCCAATCGCTAAGTTCCCAGCAGAGGGTATTGTGATCTTCGGACAGAAGACTTTACAAACTACCCCATCGGCACTTGATCGTGTTAACGTCCGTCGCCTAATGATCTTCATCAAGCGTGAAATAAGCCGTGTAGCATCTAGAGTAGTCTTTGCACAAAACACCAGAGAAACTTGGAATAGATTCTTGGGTGAAGCAGAGCCTATCCTTAGAAGCGTCAAGGCACAGTTTGGTCTAGAAGACTTCAGACTTATTTTGGATGAATCAACAACTACTCCAGATCTGATTGACAGAAACATCATTTATGCTAAGGTGCTTCTCAAACCAACCAGAACTGCTGAGTTCTTTGCAATCGACTTCAGTATCGCAAGATCTGGCGCATCGTTTGCAGATTAATCTAAGATGAGTTCTATATATTACGAGGAGAAAATATAAATGGCTGAGATATTCTGGAGTGCTCAAAACTCTGATCCAAAAAGAAAGTTTAGATTTCAATTGCTGGTTGATAATATCCCTGTGTGGGTTGTCAAAACTGTGCAGAAACCAGCAGTCACTGTGAACCCTGTGATTCACACCTATCTCAATCACGAGTTTAGGTACCCTGGACGTGTGACTTGGGATTCCCCAATCAGCGTTACCTTGGTCGATCCTCTTGACCCAGATCTAGCCAGAACAACTCTGAATATGATCCGTAATGCTGGCTATCGTTATCCTCTAGATCCTAACCAGGCTAAGACAACGATGACCAAAGCAGACGCTACTAAGGCATTGGGTCGTGTCGCCATCCAGCAGATTGATGGTGAAGGTAGTCCAGTCGAAGAATGGGTCCTTAGAAATGCATTTGTATCTAAGGTCACATATGGCGACTTGGATTACACCTCCGATGACATGAGTGAAATCACTTTAGAGATCACTTATGACTGGGCAGAGCTTCAACTCTCACACGCTCCAGCAAACGGTTACAGCGTAGATTCAGATCTACAACAAGCCGACGCTGATGGCGTTGTCAGAAGCTAAGTCTAGTATCATAAAGAGCTAAACAAAAATAAGATGTTGTGGTAAGCTAATTACTACAAGAAAGGTTTCAAAATATGGCACGCAATAATAGTCGCACTGGTGCGCCTAAGGTAGAGCAGGACGCAACGCCTCCTGCTCCAGCAGCAGCAACTTCACAGACACAAGAATTCAGTTGGTCAAACCCAACTGAGTTTGTGGATTTGCCATCTGGTGGAAGGTATTATCCTGAAGGTCACCCACTTCACGGACAAGACGCAGTAGAGATTCGATTCATGACTGCTAAGGAAGAGGATATTCTCACCTCACAAGCACTTATTCGCAAGGGTATTGTCCTAGATCGCTTAGTAGACAGTGTAATCGTAGATAAGCGCATTACATCAGAGGCTTTGCTAATCGGCGATAAAAACGCTATTCTAATAGCTGCGAGAGTTACGGGCTATGGAGAAGAATATAATGTAAAGATTACTTGTCCAGCCTGTAGTGAAGACTCAGAAGAAGAGTACATGGTTAGCGAGATCATGACAGTCAAGACTCCTGATGCATCTGATGTTGTTTGGAATGAGGATGGCACCTTCGATATCCAGTTGCCAATGACAAAAGCTACAGTAAGCTGTCGTTTGATGACTGGCGCTGATGAGACTGCTAATGCACAGAGAAGAAAGCAGATGAAGAAGCATCGTATGGCTAACAATGAGTTGACGACCATGCTTCGCACAATGGTTGTAAAAGTTAATGGCAATTCAGATAGAGCTATGATCAATAACTTTGTTGAGAACATGCCAGCAAGAGATGCGAGACATCTAAGAATTAATTATACCAAGGCTGTTCCAAACGTGGAACTACGCACAGACTTTGACTGTGGCAACTGCGGTCACTCCGCAGAGATGGAGGTCCCGCTTAATGCGGGGTTCTTTTGGCCTGACGCCTGAGCACGCTACACAGATTTATGAGCAATTCTTCTTGATGAAGTACCATGGCGGGTGGAGCTTTACTGAAGCATACAACTTGCCAGTTAGATTGAGAAAGTGGTTTTTAGAGAGATTAGCGGAAGAAATAAAGAAAGAGAATGAGGCGCATAAGGCAGCAATGCGCAAATCGAAGAGGGGTTAAAGCCCCTCTTTTATTTTACTTTCGCAAACTATTTACTAAATAGAAGTGAGGTTCTGTATATGAAAGAAGATCAAGATAAAGATTTATCCACAGTAGTGATGGATCTGGGCGCTAATAGAAGAGGAACTTTAAATGAAAGTGTGCTTAGTATATTTGCCGCTTGGGTTCAATATCTTTTAGAGAAGATGTTTATGGGCTCTAAGATCCCAGTCAAAGTGAGAGGTAACAGACTTGAGGTTATGCGCTTTACAGATACCTTGGTTGCGGAGAAGCGTTTCATGACTGCCATAAAGAAGTATGGCTTAGACAGCCCACTTACATTTAAGAACCGTGCAAAACTTGAGAAGTCAATCAGACTATTCGAGAAGGAGACTGGCATGAAATGGCCAGTGCGATAGAGGGTTAGTCGATGGCTATGTTCCCCACAGAAGAAGAATTAGCTCGCAATGAAAAGCTGATAGAGCAAAATAAGCTAATACTTGAGCAGAATAAACAAAGTGCGCAAGCCATGCAAGATATGGCGACAGCGAAGGCACTGCTTACTAATCTTGACGACGCAGACATAGCGTCAGCGCAAGAGGCGCTCTTATTGCAACAAGAGGCTTTTGAAATTGAGGAGAAGAAAAGAGAACTAGCGAAACAGGGTCTGACGATAAGTACCGCCGAAGAATTATCATATCAAAATAAATTGGAAGGTATCCGAGTAGCCAGAGATATGCATGGAGACATAGCCAGTTTACTTGACAAAACCCGACGAGAGCACGAAGATGTAACAGAAGAGATCAGAAAACAAAATCATGAACTTGAACAAGGCAAAAAAGAAATAGAAGCCTTTAAGAAAAAAATGGATAAGGTCCAAGGGGGTTTCAATAAAGCTCAGGGTATCGCTTCTTCACTTGGTTCAGAAATTGGCGGCATGGTTTCGGGCGCTGCCGACTTTGCCATGGGTCTTGGTGAGGCTGTACTCACTGGAAACTACCTTGAATTTGCACTTGATCTGGCGCTTGATGCAATGGCGGCACTAATCGGCGCATCCATGAAGTTGTCAAGTATACTTGCAGAGGGTATAAGGTCCTCAGGCTTGCAAGACTTCGAGCAATTGTTATATGCCAACGTGGCTGCGACAAATCAGTTTGGACTAGACGCAGAAGCCACAGCCAGATTACTATCTGGACTCAACGATGGCTTTGGGCAGTTCGCTCTTGTATCGGACGATATGAAAGGGAAGCTAATAGAACAAGCAGCAGCCCTTAGTAATCTTGGTGTTTCTGCCGCCGAATCAGGAAAGCTATTTGATACACTGGTTGT